CCTGTGGACATAATAAATACCTCACGCCGAAACCTCAAAGGGACCGGCAGTTAAAAATGCCCCTGATAAAACGCTAAAAACTGAGGCCTCCCCGCGCTCAGGGAGCGAAACGCGGGGGCCTCAAAATTATTAAAGAACCGCAGCCGTCCCGAAGAAGAAAGACCACTCGACGATCGCGTCGACGATGTTTGCGTTACCCGACAGCTTGACCGGCGCGCGAACGTTAAGCCTCTTGGGGTTGCTCGCATCAATGACAGCCGTCATGCTGCGCTTAGTGTATTCCGGATCTGAGATGATCGCGGAGAGCGCCAAATTGTCCGCCGCCGCCCCGATTTCCGCGAGAGCCATTTTGGGCTTTTTTGCAGTCGCCTCTGTTACCGGTTGATCGTCGGGTATGAGAGCGGCGCCCGCCCACGTAGGCTGCGAGAAAATTAGATTGACGGTGTTAATGATATTCTGCAGTTTCACGATGTCGACTAGATGTCGATGAGCCGGAGGGACTTCGCCGGACGGATGGCTGAAAGTCACTACATTGCTGATGCGGACAACGTCGTCAATGACCTCAACAGTAGAGGCGCCACCCTTCACCGCGGCGTCGCGCTTGATTAGATCCCACTGCAGTGAGTCGAGCCCCGGGACGATGCCGTCAACGGGCTGCAAACAGTAGTCATGACTCGGGATGTTGTTCGCGAGTTTGATAATTCGGGCCACTTGCCGAGCCGCGACAACTTGCGGCAAATTCCGGCTTCCTGGCGCCGTAAGCTGGATGTTGATGCGGTCTGTTTTTCGTGCGTCGGGAACTAAAATCGCTTCCGCAACTGTATTGGCTGCAGCGCCGTGAAAGACTACAGCGGGCTTTTTGACCGTCGGCAGCCAACGACCCTCGCCCCAAGCCTGAAACGCGTCTAGTGCCACGGCGTCGGCAATGCTGCCTCCGTCTAGGATCATGGTCTCCCATTTATTCGGGCCGATCTGCGCTAATGCGTCGAGAACTGAAGGACTCACGAGACCCCCGGCGGGTTGCGTGTAAGCAAATTCAGCACCGTAGGACGGGCCGTCAATACGGACTTTTAGGCCGTTGGCAGTAGGTCCTTTCCATCCCGAAGTCAGGGTCACTTTCGTCGAGGGCACAAGGATTGACCAAGTGTCCCCGACTGCGTAATCCACGGCTCCGTCAACTAGTGTGAAACCCAAGCCCGCTACTACGCGCGCGCCCATAACTACGTCGGTGGCGACGATCACTCCGTCAGGATCTGTCAGCCGGAAAGTCCCTGCGTTAACTGCGGCAGCGGTACAAACCAGCAACCAAGTTCCCGGTTTCGGGTTCCCGATCGTTGTAAAAGTAGTGAGTGTCCCGTTAGATGCCGCGACGGTTACCGTCTTAGTGCCGACTACCGTACCGTATGCGTAAGTAGCTTTGACAGGCATCCCTAGAACGTTGTTGATCGAGTTGCCGATCGAACGCGATACGTCGGTCACGCTGACCGCGCCCTTGGGGATCACAAACGCGTCGCCGAGTATCTCGTTGACGTTGACGCGATACGCGCCGGCAGACGCCGCCGTGCCGCTCGGCGTGATGTCTCCAACAGCTGCAGCTGATCCTGCAGCGTCTGGTAGCAGCGCTACCGTCAAGGGGATCGTGCCGATGCCGTCGCCATTTTGCGGCAGCAGCTGCTTCGCCATTAGGTACGCCAGCGAACGGTAGCCGGCGATCTCTCCAACTGCCCCGGCGGAGAGCGCGGTGAATTTAGTTGTCGGGAAACTGACCCCCGATTCGCCCTGCGCGATCAAATAGAGCCGCTGCTGCAGCTGGGCGAAATTCCCTACGCGAGAGTCTTTGTAATTTGCAGAGACTCCGATTTGACGGGCCTCTAGTGATGCGTCTAGTGACATGTGAGAGCCTTAAATGGTTGTTGTGATCTGAGTTAAGTGATCAGAAAATCTTGTTGTTCGGTGATGAGGAAATCGTTGTTTTCCGTCACAAGGAAATTGTATACAGGTTCCGCTAGATTGAAGTCGGATGAGAACCATTCGCCGCCTGAGTCTTTTGTGAGAGACAACGCGAGAATTTCCAGCGGATCTCCTTGGTATTGCGGAGAGTATTCAGAATACGTGACCTCGAGATCTAGGCGGATCGCTGCGACACGTTCAACCGGGCGATCTGTCTGTGCAGGTTGAAATGACGTGACGCTCGAAGACCAACGCGACCAAACCACTTGCTTTTGATCGCCCGTTAAAAACGCGCCTTGGGGGAATCCCAAGTACGTGTAATACGAGGACATCAGTATATTTCGGCAAAGCCTTACCGCGCGCTCCGCTTCAAGCACGGCCATTCGATCGGCGGCTGCGTGTCCTGTTAGCGTGTCCTGCGTGATGCCGTATCCGTAGCAATCTACGTGGAACGTGCTTACGGATTTCTGATGGTGGATCGGGTCAGATCCCGCTTTATCAAAGTTCGAATTCTCGACCCAAACGTTGACGAGTGGGGATCTTTTCGTGTCGGAAAATGAGGACCAAGGTTCATTTTTCTCTGAGTAAACTCGAAGCTTCCAGAGGCTCTCATCCTTCGACGCAGCTAGCGCGAGCACGCGTTGCTGATTAGATTCTGCTTTAAGGATCGCGGCGATCTGGTCTCGCACAAGCTCCCGGTTGTCTTGTTTGTCTATCAGGTTTTGGATTTGCGCGACGATCATTCAGCCTCTGCATAACGAGAGAGTTCGAGGACCACACATCCCAATTTGTCCGGCATTGCGCCAGTTACTGCCATCGTTTGTTCGGGGCCTACGGACGGCGTCCATTTCACGAGCCACGGCTTCAGATCTTCGTCGGGGGCTGCTTCGGGAATAGGCAAGCCGAGATCTAACAGGGCCTGCATACTGACAGCGATCGTAGATTTCCGACCTTGAACCATAACCCCTGTGTCGGGATCCAAGATCATTCCGATGTCAGCTTGAAGCCCGGAAATTTCGTAGTCGGTCCCGCTAGGATCTGTGATCGTAATGGGTACGGCGAAGCCGGTAACGTCGGAGAGGATTGATCTCAACGTCGCCGCGACTTCGCCTAGTGTAGACATTATCCCTCGACGTACCCTGCGACTACAAGCGCATCAATACGAGCTTGGCCACCTTCAAAATCTTCCGGCGTTACGGGTTTCCCCTCAGTGATCACGCCACGAGATTTCGTGCCCATGGCGCGGCCCTTCGCCACCAAAAAAATCTTGCTTTTAGGGTTCTCCTGCTCTGCCTCAGAGGTCGCCGGCTCTGCCTCAGAGGTCGCCGAAGCGGCCTTGATGGCAGACAAAGCTGCTTCTAGGGTCTCGGAGTTCTCACTGCGTTGGTTACGTTCATGCTTCATTTTAGGATACCTTGGTGTTGATTGAAGCAAACCCGTCGATGCTTTTGGGGATTGCCAGAGGTCGCGCGCCTACACTGCCGAATAGCTGCGTCCCGTCGAGTGAGTACCACGCGTTAGTGGTCAGATCGATCTGGCCCGATGCGCTGGAACCTCGCCCAATAGCCAAGCCGGACAGGCGAGGATCTACAGGAGCCACGCGGGGGATCCCGCCGTAAGTCAAAGTTAGCGAGCTGTTCTCACCTATAACAATTACCTCCCAATCCCCAAGGTACTTGACCGGCGCGCCGCTCGGGTAGCTCTCGTAAAATCCGCTAGTGGTCCAGACCTCAAGAACGAATTGACCCACGGAAACTTTGCCGTGATACGCGCCGCCGTTGCGGAGTTGCGGGGGGACCTGCTCTCCAATGCCAGTGCCGGTGCGCATAGTCTGGGTCTGCACTACAGCGTCTTTCATGAAGGCCTCTTTCGCAGACTCCCCCATGATCAAGAATTTCGGGGTCAGTCCCGAATCATTGTAGACCGCATTTGCTGCGGTTCGTACGTTGCCGATCCGATCGGTTCCCGAAGGTTCGTCCCAATCTACAGCTACGCCGACAAGTTTGTGATCTGTCTCCGCGCCGTAGTCCAGCGTGAACGCCGTTGCGCCGCTCACGTCGGGAAGGGTCAGGGTGCCGTTGCGCAAAACTTGTGCGCACTGCAGCTCTACTCCGCGACGGATCATGTGCTCGCATTCGGGCATCATCAAATTAAACTGGTCTTGCAAATTCTTGAGATAATTTACATCTTTGTACGGATCTTGTCCGAATGGGCGCTTGATTGCGTCGACTGCATTCAGCCCAAATTCCAGGCCGTAGACCGGAGGGGTCCAATCGTTGTTAGTGATCTTCTTCGCTTCGACGCGATGATTGCCGACGCCAAGGCTAGTCAGAACCGGAGCGATACGAGCGCCGGAACGCCGCACGTCGAGTTCTACTTTTGCAGAGTTATGGAAAACCACATCGGTGAAAAAACTAGTGAAAAACTGGGGCTTGTGAGCTTCTTTGCGCTCAATAAATGCGGAGAGCATCCGCGTAGTGCTGAGATCGGACATAATTAGTAGGCCTTAAAATACATGGCTCGACCCCCAGCGCGCGGCCGGGGCGTAGCTTAGTTTGTGAGTTGTTGGGGAGCGGGCCCCTAAGGGCCGCGGCTCGTGTGATGTTAGATGACTGAGAGGTCTGCAACTTTGACTGCAGAGACGCCCGCCGAGCGGAGAGCATCTTTGACTGCCGGCGTGAAGTCGGCCAACCCGACGACGCCGTGAACGACCAAACGCTCTTGCACAACAACGCCCTTGATCAGTGCGCGACAAGGGATCTGACCCGCGCCGGTTTTGCTGAGTTCCACAGCGAGAACGGCAATAGGCTTCTCAAGACCCGTGGATACCCCAGGCGTATAAGGCCCGAGAAATCCGGAAGCGGTAATGCGCCCCAGGATCGTGCCTGCGAGATAAGTAGTAGTGCCAGCGAAGTTCAGCGTGTCATCCTCAAAAAGAGGATCTGCATAGATTACGCTACCGTAATCGAGAGTTACTTCCGGCATTACTTAATCTCCGAGAGGTAGAGAGCTTCAAGTTTGTCGCCCATGTCGCCGTCTGCTTCGAGGACCTTTGCGTTAGCAGAGGCTTCGACGACTGCGACGTCGTCGGTTGCCCGCGAAGAAACGTCTTTGCGATTAATAGCGGCAGACATGTAGCGCGCTTGAGTGGGGGCGTGACCAAAGGCGATGCCTGCGTTCACTGCCTCAATAGCGATGGCAAGATCTCCGCACTGTTCTCCCATGGTTAGATGCGCTTGGACGCGCTCACGCTCTTGCGTGACGCCTTCATTTACGGCTTGTGCTGCCTCGTCTGGGTGGGCAGCTCTATATTCTGAAAATTTCATAGAGTTTTTTCCTTCGCTGTTTTTAGCGTTGGGGTTTTGTGAGACAGCCTTCAAGGCTGGCTTATTTATTTTGTCGGCCATTCCGCGCTTTACTGATTCTGCGGCGAGAAATACGCGACCTTTCCCAAATTCGGCGTTGACCATTTCTACTGATTTCCCTCGGCCATCTGCGATACTTTGCGCAAACAGTTGATGGATCTCATCTAGATATTCCCGGATCACTCCTTGCCCTTCGGCGGTAGTTGGATCTGGCCTCTTATCACTCGCGTGCGTCGAAGTGATCTCCTTGATTTTATCGTCTACGTAGTAGCTCGCCACTACTCCGACGGATCCAAATGAGGATCCCGGCCCGGTCGCCTCGATCGAAGAAGCGGCGGACGCGATCGCGTAAGCAGCTGACAGCGCCGAGCTGACTTTAGCGGTCACCGGTTTCGAGACTGCGCGGATCGCGTCAACGGTTTCGAACAGGCCTGCGACTTCACCTCCGGGTGAATCGATCTTGAGAACGATCTCTCTGACCCCGGGGTCTGCGTCTGCTTTTGCTAGCGCCGCCCGGATGGCTGAATATGAGGTATTTCCTCCCCCGAAAAGCATTGCAAAAAGATCGGGAGACCTCGTTAGCGATCCCTGAACAGAAATCTCTGCAGTCTCTCCCGAGACGCGCAGACCTCGAACTGCCTGCCTAGGATCTACGTCCTGGATTGCGCGCGCGGCGAAAGCCTCACACTGATCTGATGTTGGTGTGAGCCCGGTATTGCGGGCCTGCGTCATCGCTAACCACGTGTCGTGCTCTATTAGCCAGTATGTCATTTAGTAACTTTCTTTGCCGGCTCATCGTCTTCCACTATATGCAACGTGGGGTCTACTGCCTGCTTAGTTTCGAGCGCTTGTAGTGGTGCAAGCGCCTCAGCCAGTGCTTCGTTTTCTCGCTTCAATTGCTTAGTCACCCGAGAGAATTTCTGCCCCGACGTCCAGCGAGCAACGCGGTCGCGCGTGACGACTCCCGCTTCCAGCATGAGATTGTAGCCGGCCATTTGTTTAACCGGATCCAGATGCCCGCGAAGATGCCCCGCCCAATCGGACTGTAGCCATGCGCAGTAGATCACGTGCGCGTTTGTGGCGCGCCAAGACTCAAGAAATTTAGGTGCTTTCACCGCGCCCGCGAGGCACTGAGAAATCAGCCAGTCTTCGTAGATCGGCACGCAGAGTTGCTTCCCGAACCACTCGCGGTGACGATAGAGATACACGTCAAATTCGCCCATTGCAGCTTTGCTGGCAGAGTAGTTTGAGCTGAACGACAGCGTCAAAATCTCTGGGGGAAGCTCCAACGCCCAAGCCATCCCCTGCACGATCGCTTGCTCGAAGTCTCCGTAGGATTCGGTCACGCCCTGCACTGCGTGCGGGTGAATCTTCTCCCCAAATTCTAGCTGATCGTGGATGAATCCGGGCAGGTGCTCTGCGTGCCGGAAATTTCTAGGCTCTGTTGAAGTTGCCGCGGCGTTAGTGAGAACTTCGCTCCCTCCCGTTCCGTTGAAAAACTGATCTGTCCCGCCCAGTTTCTCTTCAGTTTTCTCAATCCACACGGATAGAATCGAGTTAATCAGAGCCTTCCGCTGCGTTGACGATCTGTATTTATCAAGCTCGGTAAGGCTCTGCAAAATCAGCGAAAGGAGCGGGCGGCCTCGGACATCGTTTGCTCGCTTATCGCTGCCGTAGACCAACCAAGCCAGTCGCCTCCCAGATTTCTCCCCCCGCGCGGGAAGCCGCTTGAAAGTCTGATCTGCCTGGTGCACCCAAAAAGCTACGTGTCTGCCCTGCCCGTCGATCTCTACCCCGTGCTCTATATGGTTGCCTTTTTTGGCTTTCTCTGACCACGGCGTGCGGATTGCGTCGCCCGGCACTAAGCGGATTTTCGGGGCCTTTGTCGCGCCTTGCTGCAGTACGACTAGCACGTCTCCGCAGACGAGCGCCTCTAGCCAAGCTTGCGCCTGGATCTCACCGAATGACGTAAGCTCGGCAGTGTCACACAGGTAAGGATCATTTGCCCACAGCGTAAAACGTGTTTCTACGTCTTCTGACCACTCCGCCAGTCCCTCTTCATCATACCCTAACAAAGTTTCGTTAGGAACGACTTCGAGATGCAAGCCGGTCGCGATCACATTAGTGACCAACCGGCGGATGATACCGCGCGCATATTGAGACGTCTCAAAAACGTGGGCAGACCGTTGTCTAAGCGTCCAGTAGTCAGGGACGTTGACCTGCACTGGCCCCATCCCCCCGAAGAAAGTCTCCCCGTCATCATACCCGTGTCGGACGGGGGCAGGGTACTGTCCTGCGTGCACGTTGAGCGCTCGCGCGGCCATTAAAGGCTCCTTGCTTACTTCTTCGATGGTCAATCCTTCGAG